ACAGAAATAATTATGATAGATAATAATAATCATGATTCAATTATAAAACAAATTGAAGATATAATAGATACTATATATGTAGATATTAGTCATATTTACAATTTTAGCAAGATCATAAATGATAATGATAATGATAATGATCTACCAATTTCTTATATAATAAAAAGAAAAAATATAATATTAAATAATAAACCTATTAGTTCAATTAATATACCGCATAATTTACCTATACATTTAATAGAATTTATTAATATCATTATCAAAAATGATGCAGATATTCATAAGCATAATGAGTATGTACTTCGTTGGGTCTCTATGAATGGGTATTTAGCTATTGTTGAATGTCTTATAAAACATGGAGCCGATATCCATGCCGATAACGATTGTGCACTTCAATGTGCATCTTATAATGGTCATTTAGATATTGTTGAATATCTTATTGAGCATGGAGCCAATCCAAATGCTAATGTACTTCGCTGGGCATCTGAGAATAATCATTTAGATGTTGTTGAATGTCTTATTAAGAATGGGGCTGGTCTGGCTGCGCCAAGACCCGACAAAGTCGGTGATATCCATGCCGATAATGATAATGCATTAATACGCGCTGTTTCTAATAATAATTTGTCTATTATTGAATGTCTTATTAAGAATGGGGCTGATATTCATGCTAATAATAATAACGCAATTCGCTGTGCATATTTACGTGGTCATTTAGATATTGTAGAATGTCTAATTAAACACGGGGCCGTCGATATACATTATTACAGGGACAGATCTGCAAAAAAATTGAATTATAATTAAATATATATTATTTAATTATCTATACTCATATAATGTCTAAACAATATATTAAGATTCTTACTAAAGATTTAGTACATCGAGATTATCAATGGAAATTCGGATTGAATTCTATATCTGTATTCAACACAGAAAAGAAATGTACTCCAAATTCATTTTATATATGTGAAATTAAAGATTTCTTCAAATGGGTATCATTATATAACAATATAGCATATGTTGGATATGTAACAATTCCGCATAATGCTAAAACAATTATAATGAAAGAGAAAATAAAAACTAATAAAGTTATATTACATGAACCATTAATTACTATACTTGAGTTTATTGACATAGCTATCAAAAATAATGCAGATATTCATGCTAATAATGACTCAGCACTTCAATGGGCCGCTGATAATGGATATTTAGATATTGTAGAATGTTTGATTAAATATGGAGCAAATGTTAATGCTGAGAACGATGATACCATTAGATATGCATCTCGTAGTGGTTATGCAGATATTGTAGAACTTTTAATTAAACATGGAGCAAATATTCACGCTCGTGATGATTATTCATTTCGTTGTGCGGCTTCAAATGGTTATTTAGATGTTGTTAAATGTCTTATATATCACGGAGCAGATATTCATGCTAAGAATGATTATGCACTTCGCTGGGCATCTGAAAATGGTCATTTAGATGTTGTTAAATATCTTATTAATCATGGTGCTGTTGTTAATAGTGACTCAATTAGATTAGCATATAGCAATAATTATCTACAAGTAGTAAACTATCTCATTAAACACGGCTCTAATACTATGTATGTGTATTTCTGGTATCTAATAGCAATTATCGAGCATGTTATTCAAGACATCTTCAATTATATTATTTACTAAAAAAATTGAATTATAATTAAATAATATTTATTTAATTATCTATATTATTACAGAATGTCCAACATGCAATGTGTACAATATATTAAACTTCTTACTATAAATTTGAAACATCGAGATTATCAATGGAAATTTGGCGTGAATAATATAAAACATTTCAATACAGAAAATGAATGCACATCGAATGCTCTCTATGTATGCGAAATTAAAGATTTTTTTAAATGGATAATATTATATCCCAATATGAAATGGGTTGGATATGTAACGATTCCAGAAGATGCTCAAATAGTTGTAATGGATGATAAAATAAAAACTAATAAAGTTATATTACATGAACCATTAATTCCTCTAGTCGATTTTATTCATACAGCTATTGAACATGGTGCAGACATTCATGCTTATAATGATAATGCAATTATATGGGCGTCTAGATATGGTCATTTAGCTATTGTTGAACTTCTAATTAAACATGGTGCAAATATTCATACTAATGAAGACAATTCACTTCAATGGGCTTCTAGCAATGGTCATTTAGCTATTGTTGAACTTCTAATTAAACATGGTGCTGTTGTTGGTGTAGATTCCATCCGTTGTTCAGCTGGTAATAATCATTCACAAATTTTTGAATATCTCATCAAACATAGCACTAAAACAGTGCGTTTTTGGTGTTTACTAAATATTATCGAACATTTTATTAGGGGCGTATGTAATTATTTGTTGTTCCGTTAAAAAAATAAAAAATAAAAAATATTTTATTTTTTTATATACGTATTTGTCTGTTTGTACTATTCACTACTGCGTTAGTAATTGAAGATTGTCCTAGTGATGATATAATATCTCGCTTTGTATTAGATGATAGATTTTTAGGAAATTTAATATCCCACTTTATAATTAAATTCCCTCTTTTTGTAACGTTATTTTCATAACACAATCCTTCGTTAGGAATGATTGTTTTAGTATCTGGAGATATTACAGATTCACTAGTAAGCGTAACAGCTTCTCCAGATGGAAGAGTTACATTGTATGTTTTAAATCCGCACAAACAATCTACAAGATCGATAGGTAATTTGATAACTATATTTAATTGAGGAACTTCTATATTAAATTCCTTAGGAAGATTTGATGTATCAATATCACATATTATTTTTAGATCTGTATATTTATTCAATTCACTCGAATAATGACCCATTTCATGTTTAATGATTGTTTTTTGTACATTAGGAAATCCATCAGGAACCCCAAATGTGATATTAAATAATAAATTTTCGTTATATTTAATTGTTCCGTTTCCTGAACATAGCATGCATTTATTAGCAATAGTAGTACCCTTTCCAGAGCATAAAGAGCATGGCTGATTTAATGACATTTGAAATCCATTAGCTACATTTATAGTTTTTACTTCTATCTTTCTCCCATTACAATTGGAGCATACCTGTACTGATTTTGTTGATGATCCAGTAGCATCACATGCTGAACATTTAATACTTCTCTCATACTGTAAATTATATTTAGTAGGTACTAACAATGCATTTATTGGTATCATTATTTTGATTTCTGTTAATTGACGATGATTATTATTATTATTATTCATAAAATTATTAAAGAAATTGAATGGGTTGAATTGAGATGTTGTGGGGTTATCATATATTTCCCTTTTTTGCGGATCTTTCAATGTCTCATATGCATTGTTTAATTCTTTAAATTTTTCTGGATCACCGCCTTTATCAGGATGAAGTTTCATAGCATGTTTTCTATATGCAATTTTTATATCTTCATTCGATGCATTTTTAGATACACCCAACAACTCGTAATAATTCATTTATTTATAATGAATGAATTATTTTATTTTAAAATTCAAATGAATCGCTAATCCTAATGATCTTTTTTCTGGATCTAATAAAACATATCTCTTATCTTTTTTATATTTATATAGTAATTGAGCGCTAAATCCGCCATCTAATGATACAGCATGTTTTATATTGAATAGAGATATTAAACTTGCTATTTGAGCTCTATCAATTCCGGGAGCTGTGAATCCTCTTCCTTCAATGAGAATTGATACAATATATCCATCAAATGTCTCACATAAGATATGATTGACATGTTCCTTTGTTGATGAACGTTGGTCTGCATAAAATGCAAATTCATCTTTTTGATGATGCCATACTAATGGATTTTTTTGTGTTTTAGATAATTTGTAATATTTATAATTTGATAAATTTTTAATTAAATTTAGTTCTTCAGGTAAATCCCAAGTTGGTTCTACTTGATCATATAATGATTCGAGTGTATCAAGATCCATTTTTTCAGATACCATTTGTTTCCTATCGAATGTTATTTTCCCATTCCATATTAGAATAGGTCCTGATTCAAATGCAATATCATAGTTAAGTGATGAAGGAATAGGTTTAGATGTATCTATTACCGGCAATCCGAATGATGCTACATTCCTATTATTTTCATTAAATTCTTTATCTTTTTCTACATATACTAAAAATGGCACTATAGTAGTGTGATGCATTTGTAGGAAATTATTATATTTATAAAATTTAAATTGATTATTAGTGATTGTAATAACAGAGGTATATTCATTATATGGAGGCATTGTTGGCAATACTAATGACCCTCTAATGTTATTCTCTAATTTATAATATCCGATAGGGATACTTATATCTTTCTTAGTTAAGAATGTAGTGAGCGTATTCTTGAAATTTCTATCAACTACGAAATATCCTGTATTTAATGATATTCCTGATGATATAGAGGATGATCCAGACCATAAATCTTCATCTATTGTTGTATAAATATCTTTTATTTTAGAGTTATCCCAGTATGTTAAATGAAGATCTACTGAAGGTATTGGGGTATTAATAATTTCTTTGGGTAGATAATCGAAAAGAGTATCTAACATTGTTTCTGGGAAATATAATCGTTCATTATTAGGAAGTACAAGATTTGGGTATTTTAGAGGCTCAAAATGAAGCCAATATGTTGATGGACCATTTGGCATTGAATATTCAATATAAGGAATGAGATCATTCATAACTAGTGACGATCTAAATTGTTTATTTTTAATCAACCATAGCTGTGATGATGATGTTATCCTATGATTAAATATCGGTGTATCAATTTGAGAATTCATTGAATATTTATCCATATCCTCTTTCAAATCTCTACAAACAACATAAGGTTTCTTTTTAGATAAAGGATTAATTGTAGTACACTGAGATGTATATTCCTTCATACTATTCAAGAATGTAGTTAGAATAGTATCGGTTGTATGCCTATTTTCAAAATTTATACTGCATATTTCTCCAGTCTTAACTACAGGCGATCCTAGAAGATAGATAGTGTTTGTTTCTTCATCTAAATAATCTAATGTTATTAAATAATTTATTAAATTTAATAAAGGAATACGACAATTAGATGTAGTCCCTACATTCCTATTTCTCATAAACCAAGTCGAAGATGTTAAATCATATACTTCATCTAATAATAAAGCCATTTCTTCCTCTTCATAATTATTTATTGTATTTTTCGCTAAATTATCGAAAAATTCAAGCCATAATATCTGTTTAGGATCGGATTTGTTTAGATACTCCGAATTATAATGCATTCCTCTCATGATATGATAGATTAAATTGTATAAAATAAAATTATACTCTATATCCCCATTTTTTCTTGCAGTGTAAGCTTCCTTAAGATATGCACCTGTAGAATAGTCCTTCGGATCCAATGTGAATTTTATAGGGAAATAATTATGTTTAGATGATGTTAGGTCAATTTCACTTATACCCCAATCAACAAGTTTAGGAATCATGCCTATATTAGGGATTGAGATAGTAATAGGCATACCATTATAATTAAATACTTCTAATGGGATAATATATTCTATACGCTCTATTTTACTCATTTTATTGGAATGAATATGAGTTGCTGTAAGACCATTATTAACAATAGATTGTATCATAATATTTTTTAGATTACAATCGAAATTAGTAAGACCGAAATCCTCTTTCATAACCCATAACTGAATTGATATATGCATCCATAAACACATGAAATCATCTGTTGATGGGAAAATTGGAGATTTATAAGTGATTTCATCTATTCCTCCAAATGCTTCAAATAATGTCGTATCGTATTTCTCCATCAGAATTGAAACAATATCATCGGAACATCCATAGATACCGAAATATCTAGGAAGACATATCCCATTTTCATCCATAGCCATATGACCAACAACAGTGTTTGTAATCACTTCTAATAGCCCTTCTCCAACTTCTACAGTGATAGTCTTATTATTATTTGGAATTACACGTATATTAGTAGAAATTGGATATAACGATTGCTTCATAAAACATTCGGACCATATTAACGCCCATGCTCCTTCAAAACTTTTGCTAATAGATGGAATAAGAAACTTTTCATCTTTATCAGTAATAAAATATCCCACTTTCCCTTTACCGCCTTTTGCTTTTTGTTTTATTTTGAATTGATTTATCTCTGATCTTCTACAAAAATCTTTACTTAATAAATACCATGGTTCTAAAAATATTTTTTTAAGATTTTTTTTTTCTGGATCTAATATTAGCGATGGCACAGTATCCCAAAAATTCGAAGTCAATCTCATAAATTGGTCTATTGGTACAACGATTGGAGCCTTCACCATTTTTTGAATTGAAAATTAAAAACTTTTATATAAATTATATAATAATTTAACAATGACGTCTCAAACAACATTCCAGCCTACTTTTTTCCTCAAGAAGGTCGATCCTATCAAAATTATCAATACTTATCATACTACTAATCATTTTCAACATATTAATCCATTAACATGGTTCAATCAACCCAAAATTACATTGGAAGCTCCTATTATTCCAAGTATTACAGGAATTAGTAAATCATTTAGAGATAAAAATAACTCTATTGTTATTATTCATACTACTAATAATGAACTAATTAAAAAATTACCATCTTATAATCCTCGATGTTTTTGGTGTATGCAGGACCTTCCATCTCAACACGATTTACATGTTCCTATCCCTACAAATATTACATATGCTGATAACTGCATTTATGTAGAGACAGATTCTGGTGGACAAGGAGGCGGAAGTTGTTGTAGTTTTGAATGTGCATTGGCTTATATTAGGAATTTTAAACATAATAAAGGAAATGGGAGATCATATAAAGAAGAAACATTAGAGATATATTTGAAAGCTGTTTATAAATGGTGTTATCCTAATAAAACAGATTTACTTCCAGCTCCTGATTTCAGACTATTACAAAGTAGTGGAGGCACTATGACTTTCGATGAATTCATTCATTCAAAAAGTTCGTTCATTTTAATGCCTACTATTAATATTCAATCTATTTCTAATCAATTTATGAATTATCATACTAACAATAACACTCTTAAATGATTTTGAGTTATAATTAAAAAAGAGGATGAAGATGAGTACTATGATTAGAAATTTCTTGGTTGATTTAGCTATCTATTTCAAGTTAGTTATGAATTTTTGGTGTAATCCTAATACACTTATATTTATTGAAGGAACGAATATAGTTAAAATTCCTGTATATCATCGTAATCGGATGAGTTATATATTTTTAGAATGCAATAAACACAATTTCCAATATGAAGAATTTAAACATATTACAGCTCCAAATACTCCATTGATATTAGGTGTAGCCATTCCAGGAATTAAACAGCAGTTTAATCCATCATTATTTAATGTTGACGAAATACATACTATCGGATTAAGTTCTTATGATGAACAAATTTATAAAAATAATGAAAAAATTATAATTGAATAAAAAGTTCTAAATATTATTTTATAACATATAAAATAATACATTATGAGCGACGAAAATCAACAACCTGTCAAAATATCTTTTTCAAAAAACGGAAAAATAACAAAAGTTCCTATTCAATTATCATCTACTACATTAAAATTACTTCCTCAAGTCGATTCGTTAATTTATTTTGAAAATTCTGTATGTGAAGTATCAAGAGAAGGCCATATTCAATATATTAAAGTTCCTATTCTAGAAAAAAGCTATAAATTATATCTAAGTGATTTTAATCCCAATCCTATCACTATTAGTACTACATCTATTACATTACATGACGGGACAATTATTAATGTTTCAAAAGAAAATAATAAATATTATTTAGATATATCAACATTACCAGATACTATCGAATATCCATATACATTTACTTATACTCATACTAATTAATTAATATCTATTCGTATATCTTATATAAATAGTACCATATATTGGGATTACCACTGGTAATGATAGAGCATTAATACTAACATTAGGGAACTGTAATTGATATTGACCCGCTATAGCTCCATTAGTTATAATTGTTTGGGATTTAGAATAAGCACTAACTATATTATTACTCACATCTTTATAAAAAAAACTATACACTCCATTTAGTTGATATGCAGGAGTTCTCAAATTAGCAGTTGATAATAGCACATTTGTACTTGTTGTCGTTGGTGTGATTGAGATAACTGTGGATAATCCGCATGTATTGAATGTATATAAATCAACATAATTAGTAGATGATGTTCCAGATACTTCTGTAGTTGGGTAACTTATTACATCCCAACTGAATTGCTCGGGTTTTGGTAATATGTTACAAGGTATTTGACAAGGGATTCCATAAAAATACGGCTGTTGAACACATTGGGGTGGACAACAAGGTTGAGGAGGGGATGGTTGACAACAAGGCTGATTACATGTAGGACCACATGATTCACATTGGGGAAGTGGTATAGAACACTGGGTAGGCATATCAACTTCAATGGTATATGGATTATCTAAGAAGATCGACTTATCAACGTAAGGTAGGTAACGTGTCATATTTTAATATATTTAAAAAAAATATATTATATAGTTGAGAATATACTCTATAGTTATATAATTATTGTTTTACGTAGTTGCTCCATATTTATTAAAAGTTCAAACATACGCATGACTATTCAATAACGCGTTATAAAGTGATTGTTAGTTATTAACATACCTGTACTTTTGATTCTATTTAATCGATAATCATCAATTGAATATTTAAAAGTTCGTATATCTATATTAAAATAAAGATGGTTAAACACAGAACATATAACGATTACGTTGAGATATTTGCACAAAAGAAATGTAAACTGCTTACTAATGAAAAGGATTTATATAGTACAGATAACATTTTTACATATACAGTTAAATATATTGCTTCTTGTGATCATGAAAATTCTTGTATGCTTAAACATTTTTTATACCGTAATAGCGGTATAATATGTAAGGATTGTGCCCGTAAAAATGCAAGTGAAAAGTTGTCTCTTATGCAGGCAGAAAATCCAAATATTACTTATAAAACCGAATATGAAGGATTAAAGTATTTACAAAGTTTACTAAGTTCAGAATACAAATTAGAAAAATCAAATGAAGGTGCGTTGGCTGATGTACTTTTTAAACCAATTAATGAAGACTCTGATAATTGGATGAGAATTCAACTAAAAGTTACTAATGGAGGAGATACTAAACAGCATAAATTTTATTTACATGATAATAAATATGTTGATTGTTTAATAGTTTGTATTACATTAGAAGCGGATAAGAAAATTTGGTTATTTGATTATGATAAGGTAAAAAATCTAAAAAAAACATTGGGCATTGGAAAAACTAAATCTAAATATGACGAGAATGAAGTTACTTCAGATAATATAAACGAAATCCTATTAGAAAAATATAAAACAATTAATAAATGTACATACGATGACGGTGTAAAACCTATAAATCCATTACAGCAAAGAGAGTGTCACTACCAAACGCTAAGAGAAAAGGTATGTACATATTTGATTATTAAGTATCCATTAATTGAACAGACTAAAACAGATTGTTTTATTAACGAATATAAAATACAGGAAAAAGTGGCATCACCAAATGGTAAATTATCTCACCAAGTTAAATTACATGTAAGTAATGGTAGATTAAATAAGAAGCAACAATATAAGCCTTATGAGAAAGGAGATAATGATTTTTATTGGTTTTGGATACCCAATGAAAATGATTTTTATATTTTCCCAGAGCAAATATTGGTAGATAAAAAATTGGTTCAAGAGAATAAAAATTTGAATGATAGAGATATACAGATGACAATAAATGAAACATTATATCCATCATACAAGTATTCACTAGATGATCCACAAT